TTTTATAGGTACACTAAATAAATGTCTAGGTGGAGAAGGTAACTTATCATCATTTACAATTAATAATAAATGTGTATGTCCTCCCCCTCTAACTTTATCATCACTTGGTATAATATTATTTTTAATTTTTTTAGATAATTTTTCTTGTATTTTATTAGTGCCACAATATTCTGTTTTAACTGTATTACCTTCAGTATCTTTAGCAAAAAAATTATCAACAACAATAACAGGTATATGTTTTAAACAATCATAATCACTTTGTTTTGTTGTTACACTATCACCACCACCTATAAAAGCATAATCTATAGTAGGTAAAAATTTAAATAAGTTTTCAGCTTTTAATGTTTCTCTTGTATTACCTTTAGTTAAAACATAATTAAATGTTTTATTTTTTTCTTTCATCTTAACTTTAAATTCTTCTAATCTTTTTTCTACAGCTTCCATAGTATTATGTGCTTTAACATTAAACTCTTCTTTATCTGTTTCTATTGTAGCATCTTCAAACAAATCAAAACCATAATATTCTACTGTATCTGTGTTCTCAAAAGAAGCTAATGCCATTTCAATAGCACGACCACCATTCCATGTACCAGTTTCTAATATAGTTTTAGGTTTAAAATGTCTTATAAGTTCTGCATTTCTTTCATATCTTGCAGGTCTAATATCTTGTGATACCTTATCTTTTGATAACTTAAATACACGATTACCTTTTAAATCTCTTAGTGGTAATATATTAGAATTAGAAACTCCTTCCATATGTATTATATAACTAGGTATAATATCTCTAGCATCATAAATTTTTAAACCATGAGCTTTGTATATATTTAAAAGTCTTTCAAGAATAAAACTATCTGTCCATTCTCTATATTGTATAACCTCACCATTCATATAGGTTCTTCTTAAATCCCATAATAAATCTAGGGGTGGTTTTTTATTTAAATTAAATGCAATAAAAGAATGATTACCTGTATGTACTATGTCTACATTATCAGTTAATATTTTTTCTAAATCTTTTTGTGTTAATCTTTTTGATGCATAAGAATCAACATCTATCCACACTAACCAACCTGGTTCTTTATCTTTTTCTGCTAATGTAAATGCATGGTCAGTTAAAGCAAACATTTTATGTGACCATTTAATAGCATCAAGTTTATCATTATAAGGTATCTTACCATCTTCTGTTCCATTATGAACAGCATTTTCTTTTATAAATCTTTTATATTTTCTATGTTCTTCAAGATTTGTATAGTCAATATGTTTTTCTAATGAATATTTATCAGCAGGAAAGTTATGATGATAAGCTTTTACTTTTAAACTAGGTTCCCAATTTTCGTAGATAGATTTAAAAAATAAAGTACCAAATTTATTATATAAGTCTTCATTAAAAGATGTAACAAAATTTATTTTCATATCATATAGTCCTTATTAACATCTAGTATACCTTGAGTTTGTAACCATTGGGCATCATTAGACCATTCAATAGCATACTTTACATCTTTATCTCTTTTAGAACCCCAGTCTTTAAACCAAGGACCACCTGTTGTAAAGTGAACATTCTTTGCATCTATGTTAGCAGGTGAATGATTGTCTAACCAGTTCCATTCTTCAGGAATTGTACCTATATCTGATTCTTTTTCTGGTAACCAATTAAATGTATGCAACCATCTACCTGATTTAGTATTTACTTCTTGTGGTGTAAGTTTTTGATTACATTCATGACCACAATTAAACATAATTAAACTAGACCAATTCTTTCTAGGATAAGCATGTTGTTCTTTACCATCCATTTTAATTTTATTTGTGGGTTCATATTTATGTTTAACTACGTGTATAGCATAATAATTATCACTACACATCTCAAATAGTTCATTTATATCTGCTCTAACATACATATCAGAATCCATATACAAAGCTAAACCTTCATACATATTTAATGCAGGTATTAAGAATCTACTAAAACTAAACTGTGTAGAAAAAGGTTTACCATCTATCTCATCATAGTCTTGACCACTTATGCTATTATGTTTTCTAGTATATATACCTATCTTTGTAAGTATATCTCTTCTCAAAGGTATAACTCTAACAGGTTTAGTGGATATTCTTTCTAATGAAAATTTTAATACCTCATAAGCAGTATGTTCTTTAGGGTCATACCCTACGTAAACTGTGTTTACCATTGTTTTTTTTAATAACATGTGCATTTCTTCTCCAAAAAAATAGGGAGTCTTTTACAACTCCCTATATAACTTAATTAATCTTAATCTTCTTAGGTTTTTGTTCTTCAGGTACAATCTGTTTAAGAGTAACTCTTAATATACCTTCGCTGAATGTAACGTCTTCAACGTGTAACGTGTCTGCTAGAACAAAGTCCCTAGTAAAAGACCTCTTAGCAATACCCTTATGTAAGTATTCACTTTCTTCTGCTCTTACATAATCACCTTCTATAGTTAAATGATTTTCTTTTACAACTATATTCAAATCATCTTTCTTAAATCCTGATAAAGCAAACTCTATAATAAAAGTTTCTTCATCTTGTTTTATAATATCATAAGGTGGATAGTTTGTATCTGTCCCTCTTATGCTATTCATCACATCAAACAATCTATCAAAGCCAATAGCTTGTCTTGAAATTGTATCTACTTCAAACATATATTTATCTCCTTGTTAAGCAAGTTAAAAAAGAGTCCATCTCTGGCACTCATTTATGTAATTATACATTATATACATATAAAAGTCAAGAACTTTTTATAAGTATAACACATTTATTATTAATACTATACATATAAAAATAACAATATAATCAAACATCATAATAACCCAAAAGTATTTAGTATAACCATAACTATTACATATAAAATCCACAATCCTACACAAATAGCCATACCATATACTATAAAATATCCTAACCAAACCATTATATATCTACCAACTCACAAGAACCTGCAGTACATGCTAACTCCTGTGAACCTCTTGTATTATCTTCAGTCTCAAACTTTTGTAGCAAAGACCAATCAATATTTTTAGGCATCTTAGATTCTAATTCTTTATACTGCATTTCATCTATATCTTGATAAGGTGCTTGTTGATATGTATGGTCTGAGAAAGGTAAGAATGATATACCAGATAATGTATCAAAGTTATCCCAACACCAATTACCTACATTAATCCACTCATGTTCTTTAACAGATATAGTTACTGATGGTTTATGTTCACACCAATGTTGTGCATAACACTTCCATATCTCTAACTGTTCAATAGCAGTCATAGTGTATCTATATATAGCACCAGGGTCTGCTTTCATAGGAAAAGAAAACACAGAGTTATGTGGATTCATTACATCATCTTCACAAGGTATACCCTGCTCCTTCATAAATAATGTTAGAGGGTCTTTCTTATCTCCTCTTACTGTTCTTATGTAATAAGGATTATGTCTAGCATGAATACCACTAGCAGAGTCAACTAATTGACTAACTGTACCTGAAGGTTTAACACATGTGATAGCTGTTGATTGTGGTATACCTAACTTTTTTGACCACTCTGCATTTACCATTACAGCTTTCTGTCTCATCTTACCTAATATATCTGGTAACGCAGTTCTCATTCTAGATAGTAAACTATTATCCATAATACCTGTGAGAGATACACCAAGTAATCTTTCTTCTTCTGTATTTTTCTGCCATCTTTTTCTAAGATAACCAAAGTCTGTTAATGTAGATTGTATTGTACCTAGTATAGTAGCTACTTCTATTTTATTATGTAGCATATCTTCTGTATCATCTGGTCTTACAACTACTTCTGTAAGATTACAAAACTGATTAGGTCTTAATATAATTTCACTACAAGGATTAGTACCAAAATCCCAATCACCATTACGTCTACCATTCTCTCTAGCTTTAGCTTGAGCAGATTGTCTATTAAAAATACCACGTTCACCAGATTTACTTTCATATAATGCTAACCATTCTTTCATGAATATACCTGCATCTGGTTTCTCTGTATAAGCTACTGAGTTATTAGCTAATGCTCTTTCAGGATTTGTTTCCCACCATGCACCAGACTTGGCAACTCTTAATCTCTGGTCTGATAAATTAGACAGAGATATAAGAGCTGACCTACGCACACCACCTACAACCACAACCTCACCTGTTTTACAAACTATATCATGTGCTTCCATAGAAGATAGTTTTCTACCTTTAGCATTTTTAAACTTCTCAATAGTAAAATCAAATAGATTAACTAGAGGTTGAGGACCACTTGCTCTACCTCCAAATGTTTTTAATCTAGCACCTGCAGGTCTAACCTTACTAACATTTATCTTTGGTATTCTATTTGTATATAAAAAAGATACTAAATCTTTAAATGCTCTTGCCCAACCTTCTTTAGAATCACTAACAGAAACAACATCATCTGTTTTTTCAAACTCTCTATCTGGTATAGTAGGTAAGTTATCTACGTACTGTCTTTCAACAGAAAAACCTACACCTGTGCCATTCATAAGTATATATAATACTTCATCAAAAGCTTTTGGTGTATCAATAGGAATATAAGAACAATTATATCCTGCTATGTTTTCTCTTTCTAATGCAGAACCTGCAGTCATTAATGCTCTCATAGAAGGCATTACTTGTAGTCCTATAATATAATCTTCTATTCTTCTCCAGACTTCACTTTCTATTTCTATACCTAAGTTTTTCTTTAAATGTATCTGTGAAAAATTAGTAAATCTAGTTACTGTTTCTATCCATGTTTCTCTTCTACCTTCATCAGGTAGCCAACGTGCATATCTAGATGCATGAATAAACGTCTGATATTCTGTTGGTAAATAGTTATTCCCTACCATAATCTTTCTCCAATATTAATTCACAATAATGTATTACTTTCTCTATATCTCTTGCACCTTCACCTTTTCTTCTGTGTCTAGTAATATACTTTACTACATTACCCTCAAGAAAAGTAAGGTTATTTTCTACAATATAATCAACAGGTTGTATCTTACATGTTTTATAATGGTCACCACCTACCTGTCTATCTGTAGCAATCTTAGCTTCTTTCTTTAAATTTATCTTCTTAAAAATTTTATTATTTTTAACTGTTTCTGCAATAGCATCATCCATCATTCCCATAATTCTCTCCTATAATCTTGTTAAAAAATAAGCAACTAAAACAATAAACATACCTAATATTATACCTATTATAAAACATGTTAATAAATTAAATTCCATATTATATCATCTTTTTTATTCTTTGTCTAACATATTTTAAGTCTGGTGAGTGAATAACTTTGTATGCAAAACTTCTTGTGTATGTAGGACTTAATCCTGCATGGTCACATACTTGCTCAAAGTTATCACACGTAACACCAACACTACAAAAAAACCATGCTATTGCTCTATCTTTATTTACTTTACTCTTACTATTAGTTGCATCTAATAATGCTTGTAAGATAACAGATAAAAATAAACCACGTTCAGGTGCTTCATGTTTCTTGTGTTCTACATCTATAAATATATCAATTTTCTTTTTCATTATTTACAATAGTTGATAACATCTCTAGTGCATCTTTTGCTTCAGATGCTTTATGAACTAATTCAATTACATCTTCTACAATCTTAGGATGTTCTCCTACACCTACAGGATTGTTAATATGTATTTTAATATTTGCTAAAGCTTTATCTCTCTCTGCTGTATAATGAGAATGAACTGCTTCTAATATATATGACTTCATTTTATCTCCTTTACCAATCAATTATTTCTTGAACCCTAGGTTCTTTTGCAACATGTGTAAGATATGTTGTACCTTTTTCATACTTGAAAGCACGAAGTCCCTTACCATTGTTAACATCAGACCAACACTCTCTTTTATGAGGACAAAAAACACACCCAATAGCAAGCTTCCTATTCCCACTACTACCTTCAGGAATATCACTATAACATCTATCAGGAACTGTTTTACTTTCCAATACATTTTTAAGATACTTAACTCTTTCCTTTGCATCTATCATCTCCAAATCATGTACTCTTGTTAAGGCAAGATTGCCATGCTGTTTATCTATAGCTAAGAAGTATGCTTCTTTTACATTGTTACCTGCAGAGTATGCAGATATTTGTGCTATATAACCAAAAGGGTCATCATCAGCTAATCTATTATTAGCAAACTTTTTAAATGCATAACCACTTGCACTCTTACAATCTACTAATACATTATCTATCTTACAATCTTGATGTCCTTTAATACCTTCTACATCTACTTGCTTTTGTTCTTCTGTAACTGTATGACCAGATGCTCTAGACAATAGTATAAGTAAGTCTTCAAGTATATGACCATACAAAAACTTAATTCTAGTAGATGAAGATATAGGTCTTGCTTCTGAACTAGAATGTCTATCATACCATAACTGTCTAGTAGGTTTACCTATAGAAGATAAAGATAATCTTCTTTGTTTTCTAGGTTGTTCATTTAGAACAGTTTTAATATTATTAGTTACGTTTTTTGTAAATTCTTTTAAGTGTTTATCTAATTCTTTTTCGTCTATAGTATTTGTAACCATAGGGTCAAATAAATTATATATATCCTCTACTAATGTGTCTATTGTTTTCATATCTAATATATGGGGAGACCAAGCTGTTTACTGTACGTTGGTTTTTGCCAGAACTCCCCATATCCTTTCTAAGTTAGAGATTAACTAGCAAAAGAAACTTCTTCGTCAGCTTCCTTAGATACAAAACCATCTTCAACTACACCAAATGCTTCATCAGCATCTGCATCAGTATTGTATGGTACTAAGTTGGTTACTTGTATTGCTCTCAAGTCAGCAGATACACCAGACTTACCACCAAACTCCCACTCATATGTAGAGTATAATACATTAACTTCAGAACCATTACCAATTAATGTACCAATCATTGCTCTCTTCTGAGCATCTACAACTTCAGGAGCTTTATTTAAGTTACCATCTTTTCTCCTCACCTTTCTTTTGATAGTAACAAAGTCACCTCTGTCATCATTCTTATTCTTCACAGAGAGTCCATCACTTGTAGCAATCTTTTTATTCTTCTCATCAAGATTACCAACATCAATAGTCCACACACCATCTGAATCAAATGTTGTATTTGGACTTGTTATACTTGCCCAATGGGCATTACCTTTTATTACACTCATATTATTATCCTTTATTGTTGTTAAAATAGAATTATCGCATACCCTAGTAGAAAAGTCAAGACTTTTTTTCCAATTAAATGTACTTTTTAATTGTAATACTTTTGACATTTCTATTCTAGATATTAAGTCTTGTTTGTTTTGGTAACTCCTACCCCAAACTTTATAGTTTGCTTCACGAAAATACTTAACCTTATCAGTTAAGTCTACAACTTCATGACACAACTTTCTTAACTCTTCAGAGTTAGCAAAAACATATTCATCTTCCTGTTCAAAAACAAAGTAATCACACTTACCATATAACCAACCTGGATTACCCATAGTATTCTTGAACTCCACTACAGTCCATAAGTCATCAAAACCTTTTGACTTATCTGTTCCTGTTCTTCTTGCTTTTATATCTACTGTAAATGTTTCATCTCCTTTCATTAAAATTAAATCAATATGGTCAGACATGTTCTGAGAATCAGAAGCAACCTTAACTTCATATCCTAATTTAATTG